AAGCCCCAAGTAAAAAGGTAGGAAACAAAAGGCGTGCTAGCTTCTGTGCGAGGATGAAAGGGATGAAGAAAAAATTAACTTCTGCTAAAACAGCTAGAGATCCTAATAGTAGAATTAATAAAGCACTTCGTGCTTGGAACTGTTAATATAAAATAAAAAAAGGGGAGCCGTAAAGACCCCCCTCATCGCAGGCAACAACAAAGACACACAGAGATTACTCTGGGTGTCTTTTTTTTTGGTCTGATTGATACATAGATCTGTCTCCCCATCTTTTAGTCCAAAGATAGCTATTGAATCTAGACACATATCTCTCGACCAATTCCATAATTATATTATGCCAAAATAATTTTCTAAATTTTTTGTATAATTTGTTTAACATCGCTTTCAAGTTTTTTACCTACAGAGTTAGCATGATTAATTACAGCAGCACATAAGTTAGCATGATATGGGTATGACTTTAGAGCCTCTCTAACTTTACCAACAGGTTTACCCCCATAGTCAATTACGATTGCATTGTCTTTATTTAATCCTATTTTTAATTCGAATAAGATACCAGTAAATTTACCTATATCATTTTTTTCCGACATCTTTATCTCCCCCTGGATTAAAAGGTTTGAGTTGAGATATCTGATTCATTAAAGCAAACACCTCACCATATGGCCTTGTCATAAGGTATTTCATCATGTCTTTTAATTGTTCAGCATCAACAAGATATTGTCTTGGCTGTGGTTGTTGTATTTTTTGTTTTTCGTCTGCCATTTTTCCCTCCTATTAAAATGGTATATCATCCTCAGTAGGATAATGTTTTTTTAATGTTTCTAATTTTTCTTCAGCAGTAGCTATTAACTCTAACTGTTTATCAATCTCGTGTATAAACTGTGGATGTTCTCCTATACCTACTGACTTATCCATGTAGACATTAATAGTAGCTTTAGCTACTTTTATATCTGCCTCATACTTAGCTGTTAAGGCTTCTATAAACATATCTCTCATTACTCTGCTCCTTTAAATTGATAATATTTATTCTCAACTAATTCCTCATCATCTAAATAAGGATTAGTTTTAGCTGCTATAGATTCTCTTGCATCTCTTATAGTTTGATTTAAAGTTCTACCTTGCTTTAAACATCCTGCAACAAAATCTTCTACTTCTATTATTGCTTGCTTAACTTGACCCATTACTAACCTCCTTTACTAATCTATCTAAGTACCATTGTGCTTTTTGTAGATCTTCCAATGGCTCTCCTTTAAATTTATAACGAGAAACATATTTTAACACATTACCTTTTAGGTATCCATGATACTCATCGTTTTCCATACAATCACGAATAACATCTATAGTTTCTTTTTTACCATGCAAATAATGTGCAGGTGAATTTACGTTATCATGTTTTCTTTCATTCTCATATGACATATCTAATCCATGATCTTTTAAAGATATGTATGTTCGTTTACTTTTTACCATACTTTCTCCTAATAGTATTGTACTCAACCATTTCTAAATCATACTCACCTTTAGATACGTTACGCTTAACCACAAGTCCACTCCACCACATTTGCTGTGTAGCTCTAGCATAATTTTCTTTATGGTGCAAGTAACATCCTGCAGATAATCCCATAAGTTTTTTACCAGATGGTAATGCACACATAGCATAATCAAAAGTATGTATATGTCCAACAGTAGAAGATACTTTATTTTTTAAGAGGAGAGAACGAGCAACATTGTCACCGCTAATAGGCTTCCCCATGACACCAGTAGGATAATTGTGGCAATAATATACACCATCGACATTGACAGGTTTTTGGTATTCATAAACCTCCCAGCCAAATTTTTCAAATTTAAAGTCGTCTGTGCTAATTGTGCCTTCAAGCTCTGGTATGTCATCTACTGTTCTATCTATCCTATCTTCGTGATTGCCAAGTAGCATGATCTTTCTTAGCCGTCTTCCATCAAGACCTTTGTTAAATTTTTCCAATGCATCATGGGCATGGTCTATATCTTTTTTATATCTTCTACCTTCAAATGATTTTTTACCTTTATCATAACTAGATAGTGAATCCATACTAGCAAAGTCTCCCATGCATATTACAGTATTCGGCCTTAAATCATGTGCAAATTTACCTGCCCATAAAAATCTTTCATTGCTTGCTTTGGGTGTGCAATGAGGGTCACCCATAACTAAATGTGTTGCCACTAGTTTAACTCCTTATCACGTTTTTGTTTGAGGAACTCTAAGAAATCTACAACATTAGAATCGTCATCAAACTCTGCGACAGAACTAATTGTCATACTCTTATTATTCTTTTTTTTATCATCAGCAAATCCACGAAGGCCCCATAAAAACGTAGAATGTGGATCCGTAGTTGCCATCTTTATCATGCCTCTAGCTATAGTAGAGCATAATTCGTATTCTTCTGTTGTCATTCTGGATTGACTATCCATAATTATACCACAAGTAAATCCTTTTTGCCATGGTGTAATAATAACTTTAACAGAATTAATTACATTAACTTTATCTTTTTTATTTGCCATTCCAATACCTATTATGATTTTCACTATTATAATCTAGCACTTTATGTTCGTAACCTCTCTTCATACTTTTTCTACCAAATTCATCTGCATCTTTTTCTTTATCAAAGATAGTGTTAGTAAATAATTTATAATCATTTTCTTTTTTCTTTTTAAATACTACAAAATATAAGTGCATAACCTAGAGTCAATGATGATTAGACCCCTCAAACTAATCACCATTGAACTCTTCTGTCTCCTTGTAAAAAGGAAATCTATAATTTTGTTAATCATTTATTTATATTTTCCCATACCTTTATAGCTGCCTTTTTAATATTATTATCCCAATAGAAAGGACTAGGGTCAGTATTTAAAGGTGTTATCTTTATAGCTTTTTCTATATCATTATCACACATATCAATATAATTTTCTAATGATTTAAAATCTCTAGCTAATTCTTTATACCCATTTTTTATATCTTGTTTTGTAAGATCATACCATAAAGTTTTTTTAGGTGAGCAATACAGTAAAGATATTGGCTTATCATGTAGCACAGAATATAAAGCCTGCTGCCTAAGATGATCTATCTTTGGTTTTTTAGGCAATCTAAGTGTTGACTTTAAATCAACTATTAAATTTTCATATTCAAAATCAGTAAACAATCTAACTGGATGTTTAAGACCTTCTATATTTTCTACCTTTTCTTTTTGATAACTAATTATATTTCTTAATTGTCTTTCATATAATTTTTCTTCAAACATTTTAGCTATGTTTATAGAATTATACAGCTCTTCTTCTGCATTAAGAAAATTATTTTTTTTAAATCTATGAGTAAGTAGCTTCTCAAAATGTTTATCATTCTTTTGAGACATACCTCTTTTTATTTTATAATAAGCACCAAACTCTGCAAGATTACCCCTAACCATTGCTGGACTACTAGATACTTTTAAACCTAATCCGTAATGAACAAGCCACTCACTCGGATTATGTTTAAACTTGTTAATAGAACTAAAGCTATGTTTAAAGTCTGACTTGATTATATTTTTTAATTCCATTTAATACCTAGTAGTTTAATTTGTTACGCTGATAATACTTCTTCTGGGTCTAACTCTTTGACAACTTTAGCGTCAATAGTATCACTAGAATTAGTTGATTTAGATTTAGCTGAGTTATATAAATCTATAACTTCTTTATTTTCTATCTCAATAGATTCTTGAAACAGCTTTATTGTTTCCATATTATCATCGGATAATTGTAGGTTAGCATCTGAGTTTACAACTATATCTGGAGTATAATAAACATTACCACCTTTTTTTTGTCTTTTAGTATTTAAAGATAAAGTACAATTAAACATAAGTTTTTTTCTTTTGTTAAGAAGATCTAAAGCAGAACTAACTGGTGAAAAAGCTGTACCTGTAACTCTATACAATACAGGAAGATCTTTTATTGATACAGTTTCCCCTTTAGAATTAACACCTTTATCAAAACTTAATAAACCATAGACTAACTTGTAACATCTAATAGTTCTTTGTTCTTCTAATTGTTCTGGAGTTAAACTTGCCCTTTCTTTAAATGGTATCTTACCACACTTAGTACCACCTAAGATATCTATAGCTTCTTCTCTCCAACTTTTAAAAATTATAGACCTGTTTACATATTCACTTTTGACAGCATCATAGTGCATGTATTGCATCGCACTTATAAATGGTCTAAAGGTTACAGGTTTTGAATACACATTCTGGCCTGTACTGGAATCGTATGTATAAAAATGACCTACTGGTAATTGATTACCATCATCATCTTCTGGGCTACGATTTATAGCTAATCTAGGTATATTAACACCCATGCTAGACCCATCATCCTG